AACATATCACTATCAAACCCCATACCAGGAAGTGAAGTAGGCAGACTTTCAATCTGAGCCATTTTCTGGTCACGCATGTATTGGTCTATTCTTTCAAACTGACCAAAATAGTCATTGAATATACCAGCACAATGCAATGCTTGTTCTCTAGTTAGGGTCTTCATTGTTCCACATCCATAATAAAATTGTTGGTAATAATAGTATCATTATAACAGAAAGTATCGCTAATGTCAAGCTCAAACTTCATTACCCCAATAGTCCCAATTATCAAATGGTTTCTTTCTAGCAAACAGTTCTATATACGGACCGTCTACCAATCTTTCAATATCTTTATGTAATAGTGGTTTTTCTGAGTGTCTACCTCTTTGTGCTACCACTAATTGTGCCACATCCATGGCCTTTCTTTTTGGTCTACCTTTTGTTGCAAGTAAACACATCTCAGGATTGCCTCTGGTCCAATATCCTAGACCAGTAAAAAATCCTAACTTCTTTCGATTCGTTTTTGCCCATGTAAAACCGACTGTTTTAAATTTAAAACCCCAGGCGTCTATAACTTTAAACGCCTGGTCTAACATAGGGTCACATACCCACATTAAAAGGACTGCATTGTCCTCAGTAATTGTGTTAACAGGTAACCTACAAACTTACCTGTGTTCATTTCTTTTACTGCAAGTTTTAAAGTCTTACCAGGAATACTTGTCATATTACTATGACTTGAAATCATATTAATACAGGTGTCCCATGTGTGATTATCTAGTTCTACAACTTGTAAATCCATGACCTGTGGTGACATGGTAAAGTCACTAAACATATCACTATCAAACCCCATACCAGGAAGTGAAGTAGGCAGACTTTCAATCTGAGCCATTTTCTGGTCACGCATGTATTGGTCTATTCTTTCAAACTGACCAAAATAGTCATTGAATATACTAGCACAATGTAATGCTTGTTCTCTATCTAGGGTCTTCGCCATTCCACATCCATAATAATAAACACATTAATAATAGAGGTATTATACTATAAAGTATTGCTAATGTCAAGCCTCTACCTCGTTACCCCAATAATCCCAATTGTCGTAAGGTTTCTTTCTAGCAAATAGTTCTATATACGGACCGTCTACCAATCTTTCAATATCTTTATGTATTAGTGGTTTTTCAGAATGTCTACCTCTTTGTGATACCACTAGTTGTGCCACATCCATGGCCTTTCTTTTTGGTCTACCCTTTGTTGCAAGTAAACACATCTCAGGATTACCCCTTGTCCAATAACCTAGACCAGTAAAAAATCCTAACTTCTTTCGATTCGTTTTTGCCCATGTAAAACCAACTGTTTTAAATTTAAATCCCCAGGCGTCTATAACCTTAAACGCCTGGTCTAACATAGGGTCACATACCCACATTAAAAGGACTGCATTGTCCTCAGTAATTGTGTTAACAGGTAACCTACAAATGTCAGCAAGGCTAAGCACAGGATAATGTCTTTCAGGACTTTTATCCTTGCCTTTATCGGACCTAAGTTTAAATTGCCAAGGCGGGTCAGCATATATTACTCCATATTTTTTGGTTGGGAAATTAGCCAAAGAAACTCTCCTCTTTGGCGTTTAATCCATTCGTAAACTGTTCAAAGTTTACAAAAGATAATTGAAAATTATAACCTCTTGCCATCTCATAACAATGGTCAAGTACAGTTTTAGAAATCTTATGGTCACCTTTTATAATATAAACATTTCTATATTGATACTTCTTAAAATATTTCCATAATTTATGTGGTAGTTTTTCTTCAACACTACCTACTGAATTTTGATTTGTACAATCGGCAAATAATTTACCTCTACTACTTTCTATAATAAAATCTATTTCGTGAGCACCTGGTTTTGCTCGTTTATAACTTATATTGTTTTCTCTACAATAAGTTTCAACTTTGTCTTCTAGTAATTGTCCGCTTATGTTAACAGGATTATCCAAAGAATGCCTCCAATGTTGCTTGTGGTTCATCTTTCCAATTCACAGCATCCAGAATGAAACGCATAGGGTCAAGGAAAGTCTTTTGAAATTGTATATCATAGTCGATATACTCTTGTAGTTTAAACTCCTCAGGTAGAGTTGTCATATAACTAATCACATCAAACTTAAATGGATTAGCAGGTTTCAATTTAATAAACTTAATCTTATCGCCTTCTTGTATCAAGGGATATTTACTTTGTAAACCAAGTCTATGTATTTGATAGTTATAAACCAATGCACCTTTCACATGTATTGGTGTGCCTTTGATAAAGATGTTTGCACTATCTCTATACTTTTTAAGATTGTTACAACTTCTAGGAAAGGCAATTGATTCTGCCGGCAAAGTCATAAACTCTTTTCTAAAATCTGCAACAAGTTTATGTAAATCTTTTTCTTCTTTACCCATGATAACTTTGATTGCTTCTTTAATCTTACCACGACAAACTTGTGGTGTAGATGATTTTACTGCCTCAATACCCATAAGTTTAAGTTTAGGGTCGGCAAGTCTAACACCCTCGTCATCAAGAACATTCAACATATATCTTTTCTTTGCAACCCATATACCTTTGTTGGCGATAACTTCTCGTTTCATTACCATGGCATTTTTAAATGCGTTAGAATAATCTGCTAACTCTTCAAAACACTTTTCAATATATGGTTCAATCTTATTGTCACAGACCTTACCAAGAAAATCAATAATCTGTTCTCTTGATTTACCTTCACAAGTTTTCTCTACTAGTTTACCAAATCGAACATAGATACTATCTGTATCAGACGCAACAATATAATCTACATCACCTTTTGTTTGTAGTATTTGATTTAGATACTCATTCACTTTCTTCTCAATGAAACGAATAATAAATTGACCAGCAGTTGTAATACCACTTGCCTGTCGCACATCATAATATCTAAAGTATTGATTACCAACTGCACCATAAGCTGAGTTCAAGGCAATCTTCTTTGACCATTGAATATTGTGGCACCTTGCAATCTCTTTGACAAGTTTAGGGTCTTTAGTCTTTTGATACTCGGCTTTCGCCCTTAACATTCTTTGTTTGAATACAACTCTTTCATTGTACATTTTCTCCATCATTTCAGGAAGAAAACCTTGACTATCATTTCTAAACTTGGCACCGTTTGGTGTCAAACATGCACCCTCAGTTTTAAGATAGTTAAGTGGTACTTTCATGTCAATCATTTTATTAACATTGACACCGTGAGATGATTCACCAAGTATCTTTTCAGGCGAAATATTGTATTGAATAATGATATGTGGATATAGAGAGTTAATATCAAACGAAACAATCCAGTCATGGCCACCAATGATTGGTTCTTTTACATAGGCGCCTTCATATTTTGTTTCTTTACTATTCTCTTCTCTTGGTGGTACACATATATTTTTTTGCATAAGATGATTTGCAATCAAGGTATCCCACACTCTAACTTGTGAGAATATATCATCATAGTTTACTTTTGAATCATATGCAACAGTAAGTGACAGGTCAATAAGACCTAGTTTATCTTCTAAAGCGTCAACGATTTCAACATCTTGAATATTGTAATCGACAAATGATTGGAAGTCTTTTGTGTACCAATCTTTAAATGTATCATAACCTGCGTCATCTTTACCACGACCAAGTTCTAGTTCACCAATAAAATCTAGTCTATAACTTTCTTGTCTTGTAGGAATAAACCACTTGTATAAGTCAAGATAATCTAACATAGAAATACCATATAGATTATAAACTGTTTGAGGTCTACCGTGTGTAACAACTTCACCTCTATTGACCAAATTCCAAGGCGACATTCTGTTTGCAACTTTATCACCTGCAATCAGTTTAATTCTATTCATCAAATATGGTAAGTCAAAAAACTTGGTATTCCAACCTGTGATAACATCTGGATAGTTTTTAATCCAGAATTTCATAAACTCAAACATCAATTGTTTTTCGTTTTTACATTTTATGTATGTGACATCTGACCTGTCTGTGTGAAAATCACCGACACCCCATGTAATAATTTGTTTATTAGATTGGTTTTTTACTGTGATACATAACAATTGTTCTTGTGGGTCTTCAACATCTGGAAAACCACCTTCACAAGTTGTTTCAATGTCAAGTGTAAAGATTTTTATATTGTCTTTGTCCCACTCAATCTCAGTAGGATATTCTTGACCGATATATTGATAGTGATATCTTTCTAGGCCATATACTGGCGAATTTTGTGTGGCAATTTCTTTACGAAATCTACGAGCTGCACTAATATTAGTAAACTCAATAGGTT